TTTTTTCATTATTTAACCTTGTAAACTTTGATTAAACCGCCTTTACCATTACCATCATTAGATGTAGATTCAGCTCCACCGGCACCAATAATAAAATTTAGAGTTCCATTTAAAGTATATTTAAATTTTTTTATTTGACCAGATGATCCACTATAAGTATTTGATGTGTCTGTTGATCCTGCACAACCATATCCTAAAAATTCTTGAATAAAATCTATAAAATTTACGTGTATTGAATTGTTTGATCCATCTAATGCAGATGTTGAGGTTGCTGTAATTGTTCCACTTGTAGCACCAGTACCACCAAGCGCAGTTATAGTTGCTACAACTGCTCCAGTATCCCATATTGTTGAACCACCATTTGATGCGGTTCCACTTTCAGCGTTACCACCAGCTCCACCAATCATTTCAACCCATATTTCTTTAGGATTGCCATAATTAGCAGGATTAAAAGATCCGCTTGTATCTAAAAAAGCTAAAGGCTCAATTCCTTTACCTACTAAAAAATCTGATAAATTACTCATAATATTTTCCTTAAACTGCTGTTACCCATTCTGAAGCTGTATCATCCCATACAAAAATGATTTTAATATTTTCACCGTCTGATTGTTCTATCAATAAATCTGTAGCACTTGCCATTATATTTGAACCATTGCGACCAACTGTGAGAGTATTACCATTTAAACCGCTATCAGATTTAATCAATGTTATTGTTTTACCATCATCTGCACTTGTTGGACTTGCGGGTAAAGTTGCAGTAAATCCACCACCGCCAACCTTACACAAATAAACACCACCAAAAGAGGCGGTAAATCCTGTTGTTTTAATGCTTGCTGTTGCACTACCCCCACCGATAGTTTGAATTGCATCTCTTAATTGAGTAGTTGACGTATTATCAAATGTTGATCCACCCGCAACTAAAACCGCCTCAATCTCCTGTATCAAAGAATTGATAAAATAAGGACTAATAAAACTGTTTGTATCAGGGTATTTATTAGTGTTGACTTGAGCTTGAGCAGTCAAAGGAGTTGAACGCCCACCACTTAAAAATGTGTTATAATGTTCCATAATCTTTAATAGTTAAATATTACCTGAGTATGCGCCGGTTTCAACTCATTTATTACACATTCAAGTATGCTTGTGTCAATTCCTAATTTAGAGTAATTAGTAGTTGTATAAATATCGGTTGAATACCGCGCGTAAATTGTTTCTATGCCTGCAACATTAACATACCATACATAAGGATGAGTAGTATAAGCATATTGACTAGAATATTGATTGAGTGTAAATCTTGCACCGTCAAATTCAGTAATTGTAATCGTAAATCCTAAATCATTTGCAATCTTAATATAGTAATCAGCATTTTGTCCACCAATTGAGGCAAACTTAGTAAGTAGAATCTTTTTTCGTTCTGCTGTTGTTAATTGTAAACTTGCATAACAAGGTGATGGCAAACCGTATTCATGCTCCCATTCATCCAAAGATTCAAGGACTGATTGAGGATACATTTCATTTATTAAATCGTTTGATCTTTCGTCTAATTGCCAATAGGCATAAGCTAAAGCAAACAACAATTTATACATTACAGTTTCAACTATATTTTTAGCTTTGAACGCTTCGCCTTGTGGCAAATTGTTAGCTAGTGCCTGCCTAAACTGTTCTTGTGTTCTTGCCATTAGCTATAAGTTATTGTTCCAACTGTTAAAATATTATTACTAGAACTTGCTGTAACATTTGCAACAGGAGCCGTTACTGTGTTGTCAATTTCTCCGCTTGCTATTGATACCGCTTCTCTTATTTTAGAAATTAAAATTGTCCCACTTGGACTTGCATCTCTAAAAAACAAATCGTTTAATTCTGCTGTTACTGCGGCTTGTACTGTTGGAGTATTAGGAGTTAAGGTAATATTAATTGCTACCGATTCAGCCACTGGAGCCGAAACTAATACATTAGCAGTAACCGGCTTCCTTGTTGTTGCGTCAATGTATGTTTGAACTGCTGTAACATCTGCGCTTAATGGTATTCCGTCAGAATATTTATCATCCATCATAAAACGAACTCTTACACTTCCCAAACCATCTTCTAGTCCTGTAGCCCATGCTCTTGTAACGCTTGCAACTTCTTTTGCCCATGTTGTAAAATCATATTCAGCCCCGCCCTGTGGTGGTTGACGCTTTCTGACTAATATTCTTGCTTTGTAATCTTCATCACTTTCAACATTGCTACCACCAATTAATCCACCGCTTGCAACTGTTACACTTGAATCTAAACCGGATATAGGTGATACAAAAGTTAATGAATCACTTGCAAGGGCATTTGTAGTTAATCCAAAATCAACGGATTCAACAGGAATAGTTACAGTTCCGCTAGATGTTATTCCTCCAGTTGTTACTCTATATTGTATTCCGTCTGAACGCTGTAATAATGTTCCTTGAGGTATGCTTACAGAATCATTACCGGTTGCGGTTACATTTCCAGTTGACGCAGTTGATTCTAATCGATCAATACCAATAGGTGACCCATGCAAATCTAAAAATGATGAATCCGCTGTAGTAACATAAATCTGCTTGAATAAATATTTTAGATATATGTAGCATCCATGAACTGCTAGTGCAGTCATTTTAGCAATGCCATTTAAAAAACTATTTTGTAGTCTTGGATTAGATCCCTCAATTTCAGATTCTAACTCATTATAGTTCTGATCTCGTAATTCTTGCGGAGTTGGAATATTAAAGCTCATTATTCAAATTGTTCCCATGTAAAGTTAAATGTTTTATTAATATTGCCCAAAGGCCGAATTAATTCAACTTCTAATGCTGTAATACCTCTAATTTTGTCTTCATGATAAACTTGCAAATTGTAATCTTGAGCAATTCCTTTTTCGACATACCAGTCTAAAGCTTCGCGAGCATAGATTTCCAATTCTTGCAATGTTTCTAATGTTTGCTTGCGTCTACCTAGTAGCCATATTCTTGACCCTATTATAGACTCGTCATCTTCTTTAATTGAATCACCTACCCACCCGCGCGAATTAGGAATTGAATCATCATTTAAACTTCTTCTATCCGCTAAAATAGAAATAATTAAAGAGGTATATAAATCTTTGTCAGTTGATAGATCGCCATTTGAACCGATTGATATATCAAAAGTTTGATTTGCTTCATTCCATGCGAGTATTGCGTCTGTTTTTTCAATGCTCATAATTCTGTTGGATCTGCTGTATATCCACCTCCACCACTATGATGATGAACGTGAGAATCTAATGTTATACCATTGCTAGTTATATCTGCATCAGTATTTAAACTTGTTCCGTTAAATGTATAAGTTTTGCCACCAACTGCAAATACAATACTTGACCCGCTTATAGTAATTGCTGTTGTTCCTACTGTATGCTTAATTTCACCGTCAGTAGTTACTGTCTTAGTTCCGTTTACATTTGTTTCAATAGTGCCATCTGTTATTTTAGCAAAACTATTGTTTACGGTTGCGGTTATTTCTTCGCTTGCACTGCTTAATATTTTATTATCCCTTAATATGACTCTTGCTGTAGCCTCATTATATAGCATTACATCACCATCTTCTAATATGTCTTTGCCGTATCGCTTATCGTCTACACATATCACAGTTGAATTGTCTTTATTGCCTTTATAAGACAACATAACTCCTCTGCTTCCAACTAATGGCCTAGACCTAAAACCATATTGGCACAATTGCTCAACATCTGATCTTAACTCTCCCGCTTTACCAGATACTTGTAAATATTGCTTGCCTTGATCTTGTTTAAATCTTTGCAAAACTGCCCTTGTTAATAAATTTACTATAGATGAACTCATAAACCAAACTCCTTAAAATATGGATTTTCTTTTTTTGGTTTGTCAAGTTTTAGTTGTGGAGGTTGTGCATATGTATCTGGATTGACTAATTCCATTTCACATATTTTTCCTGTAGGACTAAACGAATTTATAATTCTTGATATTAATAAATTTTCACTCTTTGCGCCTATTCTTTCAGATTGCAATACACAAGTTTGATTTAAATTGAAATACCATCCTTGCAGTTTAACTGAATAGGTAATTGATTTTCCTTGTCTAATTGTCGCTTCCCATTTTGCCCGCTGTGAGCATATGTCATTATCAGCAACACCGTCTACAATAATAATTAATGGCCTGTGCCTAACTTCACTATCAATTGCAATTGCTTGCGCTTGCGTTGAATCTTCTTCGCTTATAAATGAATTGCTTTGCTGATCGCCTTTAACAATATATTTTGAATATCTGTTTGAGTAATCAACGCTTGCACTACAATCAAGAATGTTTTCACCATCAATAAAGTTTAAACCACTTGATACCGTTCCAGCTCTACTAATTACAATATTGCCATCACTGTTAGAATATAAAAGCAACCCTTTTTTTATTGCTTCATCTTTTATGAAATCAAGTATTGTTTCACCTTGTTCATAATTTGCAGTTTCAATTATATTTCCAGTGTCAACAT